TAATAGTTCAATGACAACAATTCTATCATCAGGTTTAAGTTCAGGATTTAATTTCTTACTCATATATTTATAAATATAATGAAATATATAATTAAAGAATCTCAAAAGCAAATTATCCTTGAAGCAATAAATGATAGGATAAAAGAAGTTCAAGAAGATGGTGTGGAACTAACAAAAAAGATTGTTGAAGACACAAAAACTCACGTTTCAATAAACTTAAAGATGATGCTCACATGGGGAGCGGCAATCGGAGGGTTTATGGGCCCAATTATGCAATGGTTAAATGGACAAGTACCAGAGTTAACAGAAAAAGATTCATCATTGATTGCTGCCGGTATTGCGTCAGTAATATTCTTTCAAGAAAGAAATTTTACCAAATCAATTATTAAAAAAATTAAAGAGGACGGACTTGAAGAACCATTTAAATTGGGAGCAATCAAAGCAAATCAACTTAAAACTGTTTTGGCAGGTTTTTTAAAGAGTTTGAATTTATCTGCGTTTAGTGTAACAAATATGTTAAGTTACGCATTCTTGGTTCCAATTATACCAATGATATATGACGCTGTCTCTGAAGGTATATGGGATATGAGAGATACTGAAATGTTAATTAAATCATTATCTGCGTTTGGGTTAATAACAATTTCAGGTAATTTCTTGAAACGACTTATGGATTTAATCGTTGATAGGATTACTAAATAAAATCAATTTTTAATTCTAAATCAGAAGTTCCTCTGAATATTCTGTGATAAGTTCCTTCAGGGATTAATAATACTTGTCCTTCAGTTAACTCTATTGGTAGTTGATTATCCATTTGAAATTTCCATCCATCACCTTGTACCACTTCAATCAATCTATCCTCTCTATCACGATGCCATTGTAGTTCACCACTATCAACATTGGATTTAAAAACTCTAATCTTTGAAGTTTCTGTTAGTTTTCTATCTTTATACGGTTTCATATTACCAAAATCCTGGATAAGTTTTACCACCCCACAAATAACCAAAACGGTTTAAACGACATGCCCAATAACCGGCAGTTAATCTATCTTTCTTTTTAGAACACTGATGTCTTGCAGCAAATGATTTACGAGCCTTAGGGTTAGATACCTTAGCAGTTAAACCACCTTTAACATCACCAAATGAAATTTTCTTAACTCTACCTGTTGATGGGTTTTTAACATAAACAACATATTTCTTGCCACCACCACTATTTCTTCTTGGTTTACCAAGTTCTACTTTCTTACCATTATGTTCTGCCTCAGAAATAAATGATTCTTCCATCGGAGTATCCAAGTAAATAACTCTACCACTTGATAATCTAACCTGTGTTCCAAAATCTGATTCAATAAGTTCAACATCATCTTCATTTAAATCAACCATTCCTTCGTAATATAACTCACGAGCTTCGTTAATAACATTAAAGAATTCCTCAGAACCAAATCTGAAGATATTATCATTTAATGGTACATCATTTGTTATATGATAATTAAGATGTTCTGAGATAAGTGGTTTTTCCACTGATTCATTAAGAACTTTTTTGATAAGTTTTTTAATATTCATTTTTTACTTCGCAATAAGAAATACAACCCAAATAACAATGCTGAAATACAGTAAAAAATTCCTGTGGTAATCCAATAAGAACTTGTGTAGTCTAAAATTGCTTTGAACATTATGTCGAATCCTAGTGGGTTGAAAAACATTGCGAGCATAAGGCAATAGGTGGCAACATTTTCCTTTAGAATTCGTTTCATTTTTGTCATTATCCATTAATGTGGGTTTAAAGTTTATGAACAAGGTTCACTTTATTTATAAATATATTTGTGTGGAGGAATATTTTGTATATATTTGTATTAATAATTAAATAATCAAGTCCTATGAAAAACTTATTTCTTTCTTTAGTAATCGTTATAACAAGTTTAGTATCATTTGGTCAAGAGCCAATGTATTTCTATCCTCATTTTGAAGAATTGTTTGTTCTTGATTCTTTAAATATTCCATATTTACCGATTCCGGAAAGAAACGGTATTAGTCCTGTTGGACAAACTTACTCAACTGAAAAAGGTGTTAAAAAACATAACAAATACTTTCACAATAATGAATTTGATTTTTTACCATCACCAAATACACCAAGAGTTAAATTAAACGATTTTTTGAAATCTTATAGATTTTATACTGAAGGTGATAAATTTGTAGTAAATTTAATGTTTCAACATAATTTTGATATTATTGGATTTGCAGTAATTCCTTTACCTGAAGGAAAATACAAATCAGTTGAAATTTTGGAATATTATACTGATAATAATACATACGGAACAATTGTATTACTCCAAACACAATCGGGTGAAATGACATTTATTGACCAATTTCAACACCCCGTTAGTTTAGATTGGGTACCTACTTTTGAATAATAAAAAAGGAGACAATTTTATTGTCTCCTTTTTTATTATTATGTTTTATATCAATTAACGTGCAGGAGGAGTTGTTGGGGTAGATGGAGTTGATGAAGTATTTAATGCAAGATATACAGGAGATTTTTTAATCGTATCAACTTGAGCCTGATTCGTATCTTTAGTTGGTACAAGTTTTTCTTTAGGAGTTTTAAATGACCTAGAAATACTTGAGTCAGGGTTATTTGTCACATATGACTTAATAAATTGTTCATATAATGTTTTATCAATTTGTATTGACAATGGTTGATAATCATTTTTTGTTGGATTATTAATAATAACTTCTTTTAAAACATCGGGGGCTAAATTTTGCGGATTTGGATTTCCCAAACTAAATTTTTGTATACCCCATTTTTTGTCTCTAGAATCATAACTTAAACTAAAAAACGGATATAAAGTACCGTAAGGTTGAAATGTATAAAGAGATAATACGGAAGCTGAGCGTAATGCCCCTGAAGTTTCAGTATTATGTTTTGAAAACCAATAATAATTTCCACTAATTCCTTGATTTTGTGTTCTCCATTTAGCAAGGACATCAGTAAAATTAAAACTTTTTCCAATCTGTGTTAATATATCTTGTCCAGGTAAAGGAACTTTCTGTTGTGCAGTTTGTTCACTCAAATAATTTCTCTTGGTGGCACTTTCATGCATTTCCAATATTCTTTGTTTTTCTTCCGAAGAAATTTCAAATAGTTTTTTCATAATCTAATTTTTATTTAATAAATAGATGTCATTTTAAAAAAATTATATACTTATTGATGAATAAATGAAATAATGGCAGCTAAATCAACAGGTTCAACTAAATTATCATTCGGGGTTAAGAAATCAGGTAAATCATCAAAAAAATTTACATCCAATAAAACAAGTAAAAATTATAAGAAACCTTATAACGGTCAGGGTAGATAATTATGAAAGAGTACATTAAAAAACAAATCGGAAACATTAAACAGTTTTCATTCGCTGAGATGACTTCCAATAGTTCAGGAAAGACATCAGGAAGTGGAACGGCGGGTCTTTACATCGTCTTTATCGGAGGTTTGACATTCCTTATGGGTTGTGTCGATAAAATGTTTTTAAACAAGGATATTGACGTTATAACACAATCAATAGTTCTTGTTGGAATCGGAGCAACTCTTTTAGGATACAGAAAATCAAAAGATAATTCTGAGGAACCTAAGGTAGAAGAAGTTACTGAGACAATTGAAGAAGAAATTAACGGTTAATTCCACCAACGTTCAATATTTTCACTCAAGGTTTTGAAAAGTAACTTTCTTGCCCTTTCGTGATTGTATCTTCCGATATTTAAGGCAATTCTTGATTTAACCTCGTATGAAGTTAAGTCCTCGTTGTCCATTTTAAAAATATGATACTTTTTATCGGTAACAATTTTCTTATACACCAATGGATATTTTTTGAAAAAGTCATTTAAGTTTTCTTTTTTCAAACGTGTCTCCATATAATAACCACCCAATACATCTTCAATATCATCACCTGTCGGAACAAAGAAAAAATCTTTGTCCTCATAGTCCATATATTCCATTGTATAAAACTCTTCCTGAACTTTTTCCATCAATTTGACACACAACATCATTCGTTTAGAATCAAGGTCTGAATTAGTGTGAAATCCTTTTTCTTTAATGTACTTAGCCTGTTTCTCTAACTTGAACTTGAATACCTCAAAAATATAATGGTCATCCCAATCTCTGTCTTTCCAAATCACAGGAAACCACTTGATTAGATTACCAACAGAGGTAGAAAAGTTTCTAACGGGATTTCTAAAATATTTCCAAATAAAATCACTTATTTTTTCTTTCATAGTTCAA